ACCTCTTTCTATTGGTAAAAAAACAGCAGTTTGCTATGTTGCTTGTAAAAACTTTTCAGATCCAGAATTAGTAAATGGAAATACTAATTTTGTTGTGGAAATAAATTGTCCATATTTTGAAACAGATAAATTAGATCCAGAAAAACGTGTGTTATATTATAAAACATATAGTAGTTGTGGAAAAATGTGGAAAGCAGATTCGTCTGTATGGTCTGGTGATACTAATTTAAGAGGATTTAGATTTGAAATTCCAATCGAAGTATTTACATTAGATGAACAACTTGACATAAAAGTCTGGTATAACTGGTATGCTGTGAATGGATATTGTTATTTTGACCCTGATGTAAAATTAATTGATGTTGCTTAGTATAAATAAACCCCTTTTTTCAGAGGGGTTTATTTTAAGTTATATTACAAAAAATAATTTAAAAAAATTAAGTTCTTATATATACAGCATAACCAATATGTTGTACACGAGTTTGTAAATTCTTATCTGCAATGGATAAATTAACTTACAACTAAAACTTTTAACAACGTATTTATACTTTGGGGATATGAGTTTATGATAAACGATTTAAAAATAATATTGTTCTTAATAGGAATGGCAATCGTGTCTTCGTTGGTCCGTATGAAAAATTACACTACCTACAAATTAAAAAATTTTTGCATTGATAGTATACTAGGTTTTGTTATGGGCTATTCTTGTTATTTGTTATTGAGTCAGTGGATTGTAGACGGCGCAACAAGAGCAGGTTTCACAGGAATGGTTGTATTATGGAGTAGACCTATATATGACTGGGTTGAACAATTTATTTCAACACAATTATCAAAAATCATTACAAAAAAGATTCTTGATAAAAAGTCAGATGAATAATTTTTTATAAGAAGGAGAGGGTAGTAAATGAATAATAAAATTACAACAACACTTATATTAATTCTTGTTGTTGCTTTAGCCTTAGTATTTTTTCTTTGGAGATATACAGCAAATTCGTTAAGTACTACAAAAGATCAACTTTGTAGTGCTCAAGCAACAATTGAAACATTAAAAACAGACAACAACAATTTAATTGAATATATTACACAAAAAGACGATAAAATAAAAGAGCTTGAACAAAAATACGAAGAAGCTCTTGATAACATCCCAGCAGATCAATGTGGAGATGCTAAACCCTCAAAAGAATTATTAACATATTTCAAAAAGGCGTATAGTAAATGATAAAACACTTCTACATATATATTTTTTGGATCATAATTATACTCCTTGCTTTAATGGGATGTACAATTAACAAACCTACTGTTATACAAACAAATAAATTTATTCAAACTGATTATGATTATAAATGTTTAAGTGGTGAAAAAACATTTTCAGAAATAATACTATGTTATCAAGCTCAGGATAAAGCTGAGAAGGCCCAGAACGCTATAACAAACGAATTGATTGAAAAAGATACTAAAGAATAAAATATAACATTGTACGGGCTTAAAAACCCGTTTTTTTTTATTCTTCATATAAATTAAGATCCCCTTATTTTTTCAAAGGGGATCTTTTTTAGGATTTCTAAAATGTCAAATGTAAAAGTTATTGTTGACTAGATGTTGTAACACTAACAGTTGCACCTGTAGCCATTACATAAGTATTCAAGTGAATAACTTCTGCTGTATAAGACGGCCACAGATAAATATCAATAACCATTTGATTGTTATTGATTACTGCTGGTGTATTATTTGTTTCATCACAAATAACTTTATATTGTTGAATACCATCTGCAGCAAGGATTTGTTGTAAGAATGTACCAAATTGCATTTCAACCTGAAGTCTTTCATAAGCTGTATTGTTCTCAAACAAATGGAATCTCGCAGCATCACGAAGAACTGTTTCAATATAAATGATTGTACGAGCAACATTAATACGATCTAAAGCGGATGGTTTTCTTTGTAGAGTTCTTTGACCCCAGTTGATGTAACCAGTACCTTTTTCTCTAATAATACAGTTAATTTGATTATCTGAGTAAAGAATACCGCCAGTTGTAACATCATAATATTCTGTCAATCCAGTAGGAGAAACAACACTTGAACTCAATACACCACGATTCAAACCAGCAGGAGCAAGCCACGGATCAGATGCGCCCATAATCTTAGCAATGTATGCTGATGGACACATAATAAAGTTAGCACGTCCTTGTACAACATCAAAAGTTCTTACCCAAGGTGAGAATAAAGCTGCACGATAAGAGTTTGATGTTTGCATTGTTGGTCTAAAGTCATCTTTCAAGTCTTCAAAATCTGTTAATGACATCGGAACATCGAGTAAGCAGAAACAGTCACGACGGTGTTCAGCAATTGCAATCATTTTATCTTGATAACTTGTGTTTGTTGCTGTAATATAACCACTATTCATAAGTAACGATACAGTGATTTGGGAACGATCTAAGAAAGTATCCCAAGCTGCACACAAATCTTTATATTTATTGTCATTAGCTGAAACTGTTTCACCATTATCACCAGTTGTATCAATCCAATAACCACTTTGGCCACCAATCAATTCAAGCATTTCAACTCTTTCTGGAACAGGCACATTTTCTGGTTCTGAATCGTCATACAGCTCATTGTTTACAAAAACTTGAATATAATTTGAAGTTCCGTTAATCACGTCTTCAACGTACATTGAATTACCATAGTTATCAATTGATGGATACAATGTGCAATACTCAAAGAATTCGATTACAGAGTTTGAATCATTTTCATATACTGTAACACTAAACGTTGTTTCATCATCATTAGGATAACGACCAACTCTAACTTTTGAAAAATCTTCTATAACGGTGCTATATTCACCATCAACACAATAAGAAATAAGTGTATAACCAGTATTTTTATCTGTTTCAACAGAATATGCTTTGAAAATTCCATTGAAAACGTTGTTTTCAAATCTCTTAACAACGATTGGATCTAATACCTTAATCTCACTTGCAGCATCTTCTGAGACAGTAAGTGTAACTAAAGAATTAGAAACACCACTTTCTTCGTTTTTAATCGGAGTAACTGTGACAGGAGCTAATAGCGCATATGCCCTATAGGTATTAATCGTGCTGTCTGCAATTGATACGAAAAATTTACGATTGTTAGGATCTGTTGCGGCTACAATAAACGCATTATCATAGTCATCATCTCTAAACAATCCTGTTGGAGAACCTACGTCACGTAATACTTCAGCACCGTGTATTGTATCATAGAAGTATCCACCTTCTAATCTTTCAGCTTCAGAACCTTTAACTCTAACACTTGTAGAAGCCAATTTAGCATCTGATTCATTGTTACCTGTTGGAACAACACGAACGAAGTAGTTTTCAGTAACAGTCTCTGAAGCTACTGCTAAGGAATATCCAGCATAACCATATTTTGAAGAAAGTTTACCGAATTTTTGTGTATAATCTTGAGCAGAAGTAACTAAAGTTGGCTTCAAGATAGGACCGAATTCAGCTTCACCAACAAATGCACAAGCAGTAGTAGCATTAGTAGACACAATTTCGGAGCGGTCAATTACGTTTGCATAGACTCCTGGAAATTTATAATTTGTTGCCATTTTAAAATCCTTTAATCTTTTTCTTTTTATCTATAGAATTAGAACTTCGAAAACTATTGAATAAAATGCTATATTACTTATACAATAGTTAATTGTTCTAATAAATTATAGAACTCATTAGATTACAAAGTGTTTTAATAAATAAAATTGTTGATATAAATTAGATCTCGTATTTAGACTTTTCTGGAAACATTCTATATAAAAATGCATTAAGTTTAGGATATTTTATATCATTATCAACAACACCATCAAAGACAGACAGAAAGCTTTCGTGTAAAAACATATTTAATAAATCATAATTTAATCTAATTTTTGTATCAACGAACTTTCTAGGAGCAGGGAGATCTGTGTCTGGATATAAATTTTTATACATACTTCTTTTGTGAAAGCATTTTGTAGTTTTTGTAATCTCAGCTATTTCTGGGATTTCAAGCATTTTTAAGAAATTTTGTTTATTAAATACAATTGGTCCGTGGTATTCATAATTATATCTTCTCTTACATTGTAACTTATCTAAAAGTTCTTTTGCATATAAAAAACCATATTGCCATCTAGATGGTTGTTTTAGTTCATATTTTTTCCACTCTTCATCAATTGTGTTTAAGCATAAATTAAATGTTTTTCTCCAATCTGTTATGTTTTTAAGCATAAAGAAATCATCATTCATTAGAACAAAATCATCAGATATGTCTGGACAATTACAGGCAGCGATGATGTTTGTCATAGAATTTACCCACTTATTACTAGTTTGTAATGTTGGTAGATATTGTACATTTTTTATCCAAAAAGGTTTATAACCAACAACCCATATGCTTTTATAACTACAAAATTTTTCAACTGACCTTAATGAAAATTTCAAATCAGGATTTATATCACTTTGTTTTAAAATATAAACAAGATCATAATTCAAATCTGGCTCGTATACTTTTTTAGGCTTTTTTATATTACATAAAAAATTAGAAGCTGATCTAGGAAGAGTTATCTGTTTATATTTATTTAATTTAGCTAATTCTGTTTTTGATAATGTTTCATTGAAATTAGTCATTAAACCCTCTTTATTCTGAATCACTATTGTTTGAATCTAATATTTCTTTTAAAAATTCTAGTAATTCTTTTTTAAATTGCTCCGATCTGAATGCGATTTTTTCAGATTCTATATCAGATATGAGTTGTTTTGCATCTTCAGCATATCCTTCTGTACTTTTAATTAGAGTAATAATTTCTCTA